GATAGTGAACTGCTGTTGCGGTCCTCCGTAGTCTGCACTTTGCTTGTACCACCAGACGACAGGGTCAGTGAGGGCGAGGTGTCCAAGTCCGAGGCCAGGTCTACTGAGTAGTGCCACACGAGACTTTTCGTCGATTGTGTAACTCTCCCACTTCTTTGATTGCGGGTCGACCACAACAACGTACGCCGCGCCATAGAGAACGCTGACATACTTCCATGTCCGTCTGTCGCCGTGTATTCCACGTAAGACTCCTTTCCTTGATATTGATATATCATCTTGGATGAAAGGTACTTTATGTCCGAGCTTTAAGATCCACCCGGAGTTGTAAATCTCACAGTATTCGCCTCGATGGTCGATGAACGAATCGAGCTTAACTCTTTTAGCTAGCGGCATAGATTATATGGCTCCCTTCGTGGTCCAGTCCGACCCTGATTGGTTCGAACTTTGGAAATACTTTGATCAGACGAGAATGGGCAGAGGGAGGGGTAAGGAGCATCAAAAAACCCCCTCCCCCTGCACCGCATAGCTTTGCTCCCCAGGCTCCGTTGTTGAGCGCGGTTGCAATTATGCCGTCGATAGCATCGTTGGACACAAGAGGAGATAGCTTCTTCTTTATCAGCCACGCATCGTTGAGATACTTGCCCAGCGATTCGTAGTCTTCCTGCATAAGGCAGTAACGAGCGGAGGGGACCATGGAGGCAAGCTCGCATAAGGCGGAGGTTGAGTTCCTACGGAGCTTGTCCTTTTCGATTGTCTGTGCTATTCTAGTGAAGCCGGTAAACAAGAGAAGAATGTTGTCGAAGAAAGATTGATTTCTGAGTAAGATCCCCTCCAGCTCGATTCTGCCGTTTTCTCGAAACTTGATTACGTTGAGTCCTCCATAGGCGGCTGCGGTTTGGTCCTGACAACCGACAGTTTCTCCGATGAGTTCTCGTTCGATGCGGATTGCTCGTCCTGCAAGCTCTTGAGGACCAACTGGAGTTTCTCGGATTCCATAGAGAGTATTGAGCAGACCAACTGTAAAAGCAGATGACGATCCGATGCCACTTCTTGCGGGAAGGTCGCCATCGTGCGTAAGAGTGCAAGGCATATCCCATCCAAGGTCTCGGAAACATGCTCTAACCGATGGATGTTTGATGTCATTTATTTCCTCCACGTTTTCAATTTGCGAGTACCGGATTCTGTACTTCGTCTTGCCGAGCGGCGGAACTTTGCGGACCATGACATAGGAATACTTGTCGATAGCCATGGATAGAACCTGGCCGCCGTGTTTACGAAAGTGTTCGGGGAAATCGCTCCCACCCCCGAAGAAGCTAATGCGGTACGGAGTCCGGCTTATTACCACGATGGATATTGTCGCATATTCGGGGGCAGTACGCAAGAATTATTTTCACCCTATTGACACATCTCGGCGTATATTATAGAGTATCTGCAAATGAGCGAACAGTTCGACGTCGAAGACTATATCGAGCACCATCTTGTGCCGAAGGCGCTTGAGCGTATCGATTTGCTACTCGATTCTTCAAATGAGTCAACCGTGCGGGAAGTCGCCAAGGACGTCCTCGATCGAGGCAAGACGACAAATCGTAAGTCCGGCGATGATAACCGATCGGTGAACGTGTTGAACTTCGATCCTAAGTATTTGGCTACAGCAGTGAAAGGAATGATCCGTGTCCTCAAAGACGATACGTCAGTGGACGAACAAGGGGTGGATAACCAGGAAAGTTAGTGACCTTCGAGATAACCCCTCATCCGAACGCTCGGATGTTCGAGGGGACAGACAAAGAGACGATTCTCAAGCAACTGATCCAGGAGATGCAGAATCTCCAGACGACGGAGAATCTGCGTGAGGGCCTGCGCCAGGCGGGATTCGTCAGCCTCTTCTTCTTCGAGAAGTTTATTGCGGGATATAACGGACCGTTTGACAAGCTCAACTACGGCCTCCATCTGGATATGGCCAACTTCTACCAAAAATACGCGCTTGTTCCCGGCTGTCGAGTGGCCTGCTTCGAGCCGCGATTCCACTACAAGTCTTCTGTGTTCACTACTGGAGGAAATGGGTGGGATCTGCTAAGAGACCCGAATGAGACGATCGGGTTATACCACGCGAAATACGATGAAGCTCTGGACTTTTTGCATATCACGCAGCGCGTATTCGACTCAAACGAGTTCTTCAGGTGGCTGTATCCCGAGTACGTGCCCGAGCGGGGGCAGAAAGAGTGGAACGACAACGAGATGAGGCTGCCGCCTACGGTTAAGACACGGCACACGAAAGAGTGTTCCCTCGAATGCGGCTCCGTCGGGGGTACTTCCCAAGGTCGGCACTATACCAAAATCTGCATGGATGACATCGTTGGGGAGCAGGACCTCGATGCGGGACGAGCTTCGTCAATCGAGATGCTCAAGAAGACGAACTGGATCTCCGATGCCGAGCGAGCCTTAGTCATGACCGCGACTTCGACCAGGATTGTGCTTGCCGCGACGAGATATGCCGAGGACGACGCCTACAGCCAAGTTAGTGATAATATGGGCAAGTTGATCGCCTACGACGATGAGAAAGCACTCGATTATCAGGTAGTCCCGAACGGGAAGTGGACGGTTTATTGGAGATTCGTCGAGGAGAATGGGAAGATCATCTTCCCGGAGGCGGTCACGAAAGAATATTTGGAAGATACGCGGAAGAACAATCCGTGGTTCTATTGGACACAACTTGAGAACAGACCCAAACGATCGGGTCTGAATGAGCTGATCAGTTACAAAGTACATGATTGCAAGTTGATTTACGACGATGATAAGGGGTATCTTATAACATATGGAGAGCGCCAGGTCCAACCGCTCGATGAATGCGATGTCATACAGGCGGAGGACCCAGCAGCTACGGAAACTGGAGTCAGCGCTAAAACATCTCGAACGGCTGTTGTACTCGTCGCTCACGCACCCGACAACAAACGATTCATTATTGAAATCAGGGCGGGGTTTGTCGGGACGAGCGAAGGCTTTTCTTGGTTATTCGACAACGTGCGAAAGTATAAAGACTATCTTCGTGCGACTATCTTCGAAGCTCAGGGACCGTTCAAGGCGCTAATCGGGCCGCTGCGTGAGATGGAAAGTAGGGAGGAGTGCTACTTGAGCCTTGATCCGCAACCGGCAGAAGGTAAGAAAGATATACGAATCCGCAACGCGCTGCAACCTCTGGTTTCCGCTAACCTACTCTACATCGACGAGACCATTCGGTCTAAGTTTGACGACGAGTACAGACGTTTTGCCCCAGGAGCCAAAGCCCACATCGATATTCTTGATGCCTGTGCTTTGGCCCTTTCAAACACCATACGACCGCTGTCCGAAGAGGAGCGTCTGAAAAAGACAGTACTCAGAGAGAGGAGAAAACTGGCGTATACAACTAACGTCGCTGGTTACTAACGTATGGAAATTGGTCATAGCACGGTTTACCTGCATAAGGCAGAAGATTGGGTAGATGTATTTCTGCTCGGGGATTTCCACGAAGGGAACTACAACCACGATCACGAGGCGCTCGACGCATCGATCAAGATTATCAAGCAGAACGCCGAGAAGAATCCTTACACTTTTGTGATTCTGATGGGAGATTACTGCGAGTATATTGTTTCGCAGAGTGATCCCAGATGGGACCCTGTTGTCGTCAGTGACAAGTACAAGATCAAAGACCTAAAAAACCTTGCCTACAAGCAGACTGATATGCTTTTCGAAAGAATCGAGCCGATCAAACATCACGTTGTTGCTCTACTCGTCGGGAATCACGAAGAGAGCTTTATCAAGCACAACGCTTCTGACGTATACGACTATTTAACCAAGAAGTTCCCTGATGCAACGAAACTCGGCTACGTCGGTTATTACGTCTTCGACGTTGAATACCAAAACTCTACGATGAGGACGATCTTCGCGCTGAACCACGGCGAGGGCGGGGGCGGTAAGACACTCGGCTACCAGGAGAATAAGCTCTACGATTTGTTCCACATGGAAAAGAGCGCAGCTTACCGGATTGCTGGACACATGCACAGATTGATCACCCGTGATGTTCTCATGCGCGACCCCGATCAGTTGCTTCAGCGCGTGAACAGGGAGCGTATTTGGTACGGGTGTTCAGGATGTTATCTACGAACCTATAAGGTTGGACATAAGAACTACTTTGAGAAAAAGGGCCGCGAGGAGGCCGACATCGGTATGTTGAAAGCGAGTTTCAGATATTATCATAGACAAAAAGACGGTCGGCGGTTTTGGGTTAAACAGCACCTGCTGAAGAAGATCCAGTTCGATCTCAACGACGGCTCATGGGAGGAGAAGTGAGCGACATTTTCATCGACGAGGAACAAAAGAAAGAAGTAGTCACGTATTTACAGGAAGAGACCAACAAGGCGTTTTACGAGCGGGAGCTTGTAGAGCGCAAATGGATGAAGTGGCGGCGTCAGGCCGACGCACGACCGGAGAAAGACGTCAAGTCGTCTCCCTGGGAAGGCGCGGCGAATGTCTGCGTGCCGTTGACGGCCATGATCACCGACGGCATCTACGCGGCTATGAAGTCGGCTTTTGCGGCTCGCAAGCCGCTCATCACCGCCAAACCCCTTGATAAATCACCCGAGGACATCCGTCGAGCCGAGGTCATAAGCAAGTATCTGAACATACTGTTCTCGTCGCCCAGACATATCAACTACGACAAGATTTCGAATACCTTATATAGAGATTTGGTCTTGTTGGGCACGCAATTCGTGGAGATACCCTGGACGATTCAGCAGCAGATGTTCAAGAAACGCGATGATAGTGGAGCGTTGATACAGGTGACGCAGCTACAGAAAAACTGCCCGACAGTGGTACCGATCAGGCTTGAGGACTTCGTTGCGAGAAGCTACTTTACGGACCCGCAGACGATGCCCTGGTACGGTATACGGCACCGCTTCGCCGAGCATGAGTACAGACGGGAGGTTAGCCTTGGTTTCTTCGAAGACGTTTTGGAATCCAGAGAAGTCCTTGACGACGAAGGACTTGAACATGAGCTACGACGATCTGGTGTTTCTCTACAGAATACTCAGTTGTATCAAATTATCAAGTATCACCTCTTCTGGGACATCGACGGCGACGGGTTCTTCGAGGACATCATCGTCTGGATGGACCCGAACACTGGACACGTAGCCCGCAGCGAGTTCAACGAGCTGGGCGTTCGGCCTGTCGTGCGTTTACCTTACGTAGACGTTTCGAACAACCTTTACGCGCAGGGCACGGGTCATATGTGCGAGCACTTACAAGACGAGGTCGACGCTTTGCACAATATGCGAATCGATGGAACTCAACTGTCGATGTTGCAGATCATCATCGCGCGGCGCGGGTGCGGCTTCGAGGAGGACGAGGAGTTCTATCCGCTTGCGGTCAAGCTCGTCTCTGATCCTACGAAGGACGTGCAGATCGTGAAGTTTCCTGACATCGGCCCGACAAGTTTCACCGCCGAGTCGATTGCTAGAATGTATGCTGAAAGACGGACTGGTTACGGGCCTGCAACCGCAGGTTTTCCCGACGAATATGCGAAGACGCGTGCTACATTCTCGGGCCAGGCTCTACAGGCCCAACAGTCCGATAAGCTGGCGGCGGCTGTTCGGGATAATACCGGCGATGCATGGGGCGAGATTGCCCAGATGGTGGTCTTCCGCCTAATCGAGCATAGAGACGAAGTAGATTTGAGTCTTTTATCCGAGGAAGACGTGCCGATCATGCAGGACATCCTCAATATTCCAATCGAGGATATCCCGCTGAGGTTCCGCTTCTCGATCCAGATTACCGACACCGCCGAGACCGAAGAGGCGCGGAGGCAGGGCTTGCTGATGCTTGCCAATCTGTACACGCAATATTGGCAGGGTATCTTCCAGCTGATGCCGATGTTCTTCAACGAGATGTCGCCGCCGCAGGTACAGCAGGCCGCAGCTGGATTCTACTCGACGGCAGGTATCAAGGGACTGACCGGGGCTAGCGAGCTTATGCGCAAGATATTCGATTACTTCGGCGAAGACGACGTGAAAAAATACATACCCTACACGAAAGACCTTGAGATGTTGACTCAGGCGATCGAGAACATGAAGGAGATGCAGGTTAGAAATGTACGAACACGACAAGCCCAGGGGATTGCCGGAAATCCATAAGCAGGCTTTACGGGATCTCCGAAGCAACGAAACGATGTGGCGGGCGTTAACGCACCAGCGGGACGAGGTTCTCGTCGGGCCATTTACACAGCTTAGAACCGCCACCGATATGAACGATGTGATTTTTGCGAGAGGAGTCATCCACGGTATAGAGGAACTCTTCTCGAATGTACAACGACTGGCGAAGGAGGCCAAGGAATGAGTGACGAAGTAGAGATTAAGTTCGAACAGCCGCCCGAAGGCGATCCTTGGACCTCGTGGGAACCCGAGGAAGACTACGTAACTAAAGAAGAGACGGAAGAGCCTACTGAGGAGCCTACAGGTCCGAACAGAGAGGAGCTTGAGGCTGAGGTCGAGCGGTTGAAGACGAGCATAGCCGCCGCCGAATCCAGGGGAGACTCGGTCAGCGCGATGACTAAGTCAATTGAGGGCTTGCGGGAGGCGCTGACGCAGCCGACTCAGCCTGTTCAGCATCCGCAGGAGTCTGAGGAAGACTTCAACAAGCGGTATCAAGAGTTACTAATCGAGAATCCGGTTGCGGCCAACGAGGAGTTGATGAAGCGAAAGCTCGGTCCTATGCTCGGTCGGCTCGAAGGAGCCCTGATCAAGGTGACTCGGAATAATGTCAGGCGGGACAATCCCGAGACATTTGGGCGATACGAGGCTGAGATTGACCGGGAGTTTCAAACGATGCCCTACAAAGATGAGGACAGCTATCAGAAGGCGCACGATCTGGTCGTCGCGCGGCACTTGAGCGATTTGCAGGCTCCAACGAACGAGAAGATTGCGCAGTTGGAGAAAGAGATCGAAGAGCTGAAGAAGACTCGCGGAGCGCCGGCTAAACCCGCCGGACCTACGTATACGCCGCAGCAGGGACCGGGACCATCCAGCACACGGCCTAAGCGCGTTGTGTCGAACTATCAACGGCAGAAGGCCGGGCAGATAGCGTTGAGGAAACGAGGAAGCACCTCGTTCGGGAATCATATACTGGCTACGGCGCATCGGATGGTCGACGAGGGCAAAGCGAAAGACCTCGATGACGCACTTGGGAGGATGTAATGGACGATTTTTTGCACGTGACTATTGACACAACTTTCGAAGATATAGTAAAATGGGATGAACAATCTAAGCGGGTGGACTTCGCTCATGAGCCTGGCAAGTTCAAGGAATTGAGTGAGAAGCAACTGGAGCAGCTCAGTGTATGGGCCAAGCGGCAGTACTTCCTCTCGAAGAACATGAATAAGCAGGCGAAGGCGGAAGAGGAAAGCCCGATCAAGGGCTTGAAAGTATCCCCACGTTTAGTTTCACCGGGCAATAAGCTCGCGGTTGAGTATAAAGAGGGGTTTCGGGATAAGTGGCATCCCGCGTGGCTCCGGGCGGACGGGCATTACAAGCACTTGCGTGACGGCTACCAGCCTATTACGCACGAGGAGATTGAGCATCATTTTGCGCCCGGCTTAGGTGCTGGGTCTACCGTCCAAATCGGAACAGAGCGGGAAACAGAGCTGATCCTGTACAAGTTACCTCTTGAAGAGCACGAGAGGCGTTTAGCCGCCGCTGGTAGGGTTAGTAGCGATCGCGTTGCTACGAACCAGGAGAACACGATGGAGGCTATTCGTCAGGGGGGAGGCCAAGCCTCCAAGCCGCCCGAGGGCAACGACGGGAGAAACTGGTCATCCCTACCGGAATACGAGAGGTAGTTTAAGCCTCGGTTCGTATTCTAACACTCAATTTCGGAGCTTTATATGGCACAGGTAGCTAATTCAACCGGCTTCACGCCGGTCTTGAACCTGGCCGTCGGAACTTCTGCTGTCCCTATCTGGGACGCGCTGCTTAAGTCCAACAATCTGATCTCTACCGGAGACGTTGCATACGCCTCCGCTGGGTACGTTCAGGCCGCGCAAACGACGGACAAATACCCGGTAGGTGTTACTTCTACTCGACAGGCTACGAGCGTTACGACCAACGTTTCTGTTGGTTTGTTTCCCGCTGCCGACTGGGTAGTCTTTCGAGGTCAGTACGGCGGAACTGCAACTCAGGCTCACGTCTGGACAGCGCACTCAATCGCCGGAACCCGGGGCAAGCAGGAGATTTCTGACTCTGCTGGGGGCAAGTGTACGTGGATCATAGGTAAGGAGAGCACCTCTTCGTATGGTGCTTACACTACTATGTATTTCGTCTTTTCGAAGTCTAAGTTTACTGGCAAGACTTTCGATTCGGCTGGCCCGGCTGTTTAAGGAGGATTACAGATGGCTATTACGAATACGAGGGTTTTCCCCAAACACTTAGACGGAGATATCAACAAAATCTTCTTCGACGAATACGACATGTATCCGTCTCTGTTCGATAAGATCGCCAGGATTCAAAACATAGGTGTCGGGTCCGGCGGTAAGTGGACAGAAGCGGAGCTGTCTGGAGTTGGTCGTTTGCAGGCAATTAAGGAAGGTAATCCTTATCCTGCTGA